TGGAGCGAAAACAGGAATAGGAGCCGAATCCGATTTATCCTTCAAGAAAAGAGTCAGTGCTGAAACCGCAGAGATGAATATTCTTGCAGGTAAGATGAAGGATTTGGAAGAAAAATATGGTAAGGATGTTTTTAAGGGAACTGCAGCAAGAGGTGGTTTCATCGTAAATCAACCAACCTATCTTCCAAACTCTGGTGTAGTTGTTGGTGAGCATGGAACATATTCTGGAAGAGGTGCAGCTTATGGTGGTATTGCAGATGGAGGCCCAGAAGCAGTTATTCCTCTGAGTAGTTCACGTGCTGGTGCATTTATCGACCCTATGGCAAGATCTGTTGCAGGTCAAGTAATAAATCAATTAGCGATGGAACGTATAGGAATGGGTGCTGATGGAGGCGGTGGTGCTACTGTTGTAACCGATGCTCGTTCTAGTCAAACAAATAATAACACTACTGTAATAAACAACCCTTCACCCATCGGACAAACGCTTCCAGATGAAGGGAGAGACTTCGTTAGTAAAGTTGCGTGATTACGCTTCTGCTAACTTCTTGAAGTAATCAAGGTTATCACCATCACTAGATGATTCACTTGAAGGAGTACTTTCGATTGGACGACCACCATCAAATGGAGCACGTGTATCTTCAACAGAAGACGGTGCAGACATCGCAGGAGATGGAGTGTTACCAAGAACAGTATCCAGACGAGTTTTCAACTCATCAAATGACTTGAAATTACTCTCATTGACGAATTCTTCCAATGAGTGTTGTGACTTCCAAACCGATTCCATCTTGTCATCATCTTCTGACAGAGGTGCCGCAGTAATGAACTCCGACTTATCATAGTTTGAATACCCATCAAGTTTACGAATCTTCAGTTTGAAGTTCGCACCATCCCAAAGATTGAACACATCTACTTGTGTCTCATCTTCAAATTCAGGATTAGCCATAGAACTAACCATGTCAAAGATTTTCTTTCCATAACGGAAAAGGAAAACCTTACCTTCGTTTTGGGGATTCGCCTTGTCTTCTACGACAAAGATATTAGAGAAGTAAGTCAACCTTCTCTTCTGTTTACGAGCGATCTCTTTGTTCGCTTCAATTCCAGAGTTCCAAAGAGTAGAGTTATACTCTGCCAATGGATCTTTCTGACCAATAGTAGTCAAAGAGTTTTCGATATACCATCCGCCTGGACCTTGAAATCCATGATTGAAAACACGCACATAAGGCATATCTTCATTTTCAGGTGATGGGAGAAAACGAATTACAGCGTAACCGCTTCCAGATTTATCCAATTCTGCTTTCCAGAATCGTTCATCTTCGCGACTGAAATTGTTTTTGGGGTTGTTGATTTTCTCAATCGATTGATTAAGTTTTTCTAAATCGGCGGACCGATTCTTCTTGAGTGAAGCAAATGAATTTGCCATTTCTGTCTCCGTATTTCTGGTTATCCACTTTATTCATAATATAAATCTACTTGTTTTCTGAGTATGTCTACATATTTCTGCTTATTTAAATTCAAAAAAGGAGCATAATTATTACACATACTATATAGTTCCGGCCAAATGACCGATTCCTCAATCTTCTCATTGAACGCTGAGGAAAAATTCAGTATTGAATCTAGAACAATAAAAGATTCTACTGAAACATCTTCACCAAACACATGGTGAAGCATTGGAGGATGTTGACCATCCACCACATCGAAAATGGAATTGAAACTTTTGTTTTCTTCAAACAAAGAACCAATCTCATTCTCAAATACATAAGGAAGACTTTGTATCTTTGCCTTCCAAGCAATATAGTTATCTCTACCTTCAGGAGAGGTTACATTACCTACCCACAAATCCCTTGTCTTCACAAAATTGGATACAAGAAACTTAGTGAGATCTTCTTCTCTATAAATTTTTGATAGTCGAACAAAGTGATGTTTATCTCTTCTCTTATCGAAAGAGGATTCATTTGCTCGCACCTTACCGTTGAACTTGAAGTAATCGTAGCTCGTTCTGTTGAAGTGTTGTTTCAACGAGAGGTATTTTTGGTACACTTCAAAGGGTCGCACTTTTGGTATCATATAGGAAGTTTAGAGGTCTTTGGCATAAAATGCAAGGTCTCTGCTTCTTCCCTTAATTTGTTTTTGGTTTTTACATTAATCAAACCAGCAACCGTTTCCGACTCAAGACCATTTTCATCAGCATGATACATTATAGCATCAAGATAACTCATCTTTGTCGTTTCAACAATTGAATTGATTTCATCGTTGTATCTTTCACTTGTAAACATATTCAGTAATTCTGTCATATTGTAACTCCATAATATATGATTATAACAAATTGTAGTTTCATTGTCAAGTTAAATCGATTCATTCATCTTCTTCACCGCTTCACCTTCTTTTTGTTCTGGATCATCTTTATCTTTGAACCAATAATCCGTGGCTTTTGCTAAGACCGCGACGTACGCCCCCACCATGATATTTACCAGATCGCGAGATTCTGCCGGTAACGAACCAAAAAATAACAACCATATTAAAAACAAAAAAGTAAGAACTATAATCATAGACAATGAAAATCGTGCCCACCAATTTAATTTTTTTCTTGTTTCAAGTTTCTCATAACGTAACGCTTCCATTGGATTACTCTCCCATAATTTTTGTTCTTGGTCTTCAATCATTTCTTCAGGGGTATCAATTTTATTATTCCCCATTTTTTTGTGAATTTTATTATTCATATTCCTATCCAAAAAATTGTGTAGAAAGGGAATCTTCTGTTACGAGGCGATTCCCCAAACCCTACAGATTAATTATGCCGCTAAAGCAACCCGCGCTGGGGAATAATCTGAATTATTAGCTGCGAAAAAGTTTGCATCTAATTTAGTTGATTGTAGGTAATCACCCTATTCGTTCTCTCTGATACCTTCATTAGCAATCGAATTCCATAACAGCCCCATCAACGAAAGTCATATCCAATATAAAGTGTGGCATAAGTTAAACACAATCCAAGAAATATCATTATTGCAAGCCACATTAATTTCTTTTCCATAACTTTCTTTGGTGGAGCTGGCCGGAATCGAACCGGCGTCTTACTTAACTATTCTTTCAGGTCATCGAACAAATTTTACAAGTTCTTTATGATATTTATATTATAACAACTTATAAACGAATTGTCAAGACATTTTAAAGTGATAAGCGTCACATACTTCTTTTAGTTTATGTATGTAATCTAGAGGATTAAACACTCTCCAATCAACTAAAATATCAGTATCCATCAATGGGTTGTATTTCTCTTTATCAAATCTTATCAACATACAGAGAACCACTTTTTTCGGAATGACACCGTACATTTCGTATATCATTAGTGAATAAGCAGTTCCTTGAAGAATGTAAGATAGGATGTATTCTTCTCTCTTAATGTAAGTAGCGGTCTTCCAATCTATGACTGCTAGTTCACCTTCGTATTCGGCAATCAAATCTGTTGTTCCTGCTGTCTTCAATCCATCAGACCACAATGGTAATTCGATACCACGAATGTTATCTATTCTCTCATCGATTTGAGGTAAAGCAAGTTTGACCAGTTCAATATGTTCTGGTGCGACTCCTTGTAGATAATCTTCATCACCAAGCATATACTTTTCTATTACGTTATGTATTTTAGTTCCACGAATAGAAGCTTTGGTAGAAATTCGTTGTGCTTTTTCGTGCCCAACTTTATTCCTCCAAGCTTGTATACCTGCTTTTGAAACTATTTCGTAAAGAAGATTTGTAATGGATGGATATGTGCCATTTGGAGCATGATACATTCTTCCATTGTTACCTGAGTTGTCTTGTTCGATAAGGTCTTTTCGATTGTCAAAAAGATCATAATTAAATTTTTTCATAAACTAACGAATATCAATAGTATTGTGAGGGTTCATTTTTTTGATTTCTTGTAAACGGTCTTTAAATCCATTATCTATTTTCCTACCGCCATGGAACCACGGATCACCAATATGAGATTTGCCAAATACATGCTCCACATCATTCTTGGAACAACTAGGACAAGGTTCTTCAGTTGGTTTATTTCTATCAACTATTTTATAATCCTCTTCAAATATGTGTTCGCATGCGGAACACCTGTAATCATAATAGGGCATATCACCTTTCTTTATTCAATGTTTATATATTATTATATAGTTTCATCTTACCTATGAATAGTAGATGTCAATAAATTCATGCCAGGAGTTGTAGGATATCCATACTGGTAATAAGATTTGGGTACTGTTAGAGCAACCTTAATCTTTTTCTTGATTTTGTAATTTACCGATGAACTCATAATATCTTTCGTGACAATCGTTCTTGTTATTGTAACACATCCGATACACGCACCAGTAGTCATTTCAATTCGACATCCCGATAGAGCATTACAGACTTCCTCCGTAATGGTTTCGGTTTTCGCCATCAAAGCAGAACTTAGTAACGTCAAAAAACTTATTGTCAGTAGTAACTTTTTCATATCCAATCTCTATTAGAATTAAACTTTTCTCACTCTTCATGTACTATTATACAGAAAAGTGAGAGGTTTGTCAAGTCAAATCTTCATTAGAGTTATCTTTTATTTCCATAGAATATGTGTCTGTCTATGGAAGCCATCACTCTTTTAGTTTTACTCCAATATGGATATTTTTTCATCCAATTTGCGTGATAATGAGTAGCACCATCTGTTATATCTATGAGTTCTTCATCATAGTGACTTTCTAGTACTATTACTGCGAGTTCTTGTGCGGATCTCCAAGTTCTACCTTCATTTGGAATATCCAACCGACCATCACAATACCACGAAAACTGACATCTATCTCTCACTGGAACACGATCATTTAACTCAGCATTATAATAATGAATGCCTTCTTGCACTACACCACAAATGGTATTAGGATAACTCGTGTTGAGTTTACGATTAATCGTAACGTTTGCTACTGCGAGTCTTCCTGCTGTACTCTCCACTCCCGCTTCAAAATAAATATTTTTTGACAAACAATCTAAATCTGCCATAGAATATTTAATTATCGATTCGGGGGTTTGGTAATAATCCGTGTCGCCCACATTTTCAATTACTGACATTGACGATGGTGTCGAAACATCATCCATGTAAAATGGTGCCGAACTATTAAGTTGTGAAGTAGTATACCATAGTGTAGCAAATAAAGCAAGGAACACCCTTACTATTTTTACCATACTTGTACCTTTTTTTGGTTATTCAATCAGTTCACTAAAAATACATAATATATCAATCTCAACCAAACTGTAGTTATATTTAGGTATTTCTACTCTTCAACAACTACTTTTTTCTTAGATTTCTTCTTTGGTTTCGTTTCAACTACCGCCTCAACTACCTCTGTTTCTTCAACTTCTGGTAGTAAATCTGGCCAAACATCTCTGACCAATTTATATGATAACCCCTTGTAAGACAAATTTTGGTCTTTGACAGCTATCAGTAACTTAGCATCTTCTGGATCAACTCTTTCTAACAGTTGAACATACATCGATTCTCTCTTCAACATCGAAAGATTGTGGCCACCACCTTTAACATAATAGTTCAATTTTTTCACTTCAAAATGAATAGAACCTTCAGTAGAATCTGCGACTTGACTTGGTGTATAAGGTGGAGTTCCTTTTGGAATGTGCCACGCCACATCTGGATGAAAATTTAATTGCAACAATGCTCGAGTTGCATAGTTATCTCTTTCTGTGAGGATTTCTCTTTTCTCATCTCTTGTTTTGGCTTTGTCAACCATCTCAAGAGTCTCAACTACATTATGTTCTGCCATGTTATACTTCTCCCATAAATTGCTTGTCTGTCATTGCAACAGTTTTTTTGATTTTAGGAATATATTCTTGTGATGTTCCAAATTCTGTTTCGCTCATATTTTTTGTCCACACTGCGGCAATATCTGGATAGAATACCCCCTCAGACCTCTTAGGAGTTCCGTCAGAGTAATAAGCCATCGCCACACATCTAGGAACCACTTT